GAAGCTGTTACAGCAGGTACAAGATTACAAGGATGCTGTGGACAGGGAGAAGTGTCAGAAGAGCTTCATGGCGTATGTGAAGAAGATGTGGCCGGGGTTCATTCATGGCCGACACCATGCGGTGATGGCTAAGAAGTTTGAGGAGATCGCGGAAGGTAAGTTGAAGAGGCTGATCATAAATTTGGGGCCTCGGCATACAAAAAGCGAGTTCGGTTCTTACCTGCTTCCTAGTTGGTTCCTTGGCCGGTATCCTGAGAAGAAAGTGATCCAGGCATCCAACACTGCTGATCTAGCGGTGAACTTTGGCCGGAAAGTGCGTAACTTAGTAGGATCTGAGGAGTACGCAAAGATCTTCCCGGATGTAGCTTTGAGGCAGGACTCTAAATCTGCTGGACGTTGGGCTACTAATAAGAATGGCGAGTACTTTGCTATCGGCGTTGGTGGAACCATGACGGGTAAAGGTGCAGATCTGTTGATCATTGACGACCCGCACTCGGAACAAGAAGCTGCTTTAGCCGCTGGCAGGCCGGAAATATATGACTCCGTGTTTGAATGGTACTCATCTGGCCCGCGTCAGCGTCTCCAGCCTGGAGGGGCTATCGTGGTCATCATGACCCGGTGGTCGAAGTCGGACTTAACTGGGAAAATTCTCAAGACCGCTGGCGAGTTGGGGAAGGAAGATCAGTGGGAAGTCATTGAACTCCCGGCGATCATGCCTTCGGGTAAACCCCTATGGCCTGAGTTTTGGTCGTATGAGGAACTGTCTGCTCTAAGGGATGAACTCCCACCGGGTAAGTGGAACGCTCAGTACCAACAGAATCCCACCGCCGAAGAGGGAGCTATTGTCAAAAGAGAGTGGTGGAAGATTTGGGAGAAGGAGAAGCCTCCTTCATGTGAGTTCATCATCCAGTCTTGGGACACTGCTTTTACTAAAGGTGAAAGAAACGACTACTCTGCGTGTACTACGTGGGGTGTGTTCCACATGAACGAGGACGAGAATGACGTAAATATCATCTTGTTGGACTGCTTCCAGAAGCGGATGGAGTTTCCTGAACTGAAAGAAAAGGCGCTGGCTCACTATAGAGAGTGGGAGCCTGATGCTTTCATCGTGGAAGCCAAAGCTGCGGGGGCTCCGCTAATCTTTGAACTGCGGGCGATGGGCATTCCGGTGTCTGAATACACCCCAAGTAGGGGGAATGACAAGTTTGTCCGTATCAATTCTGTGGCAGACCTGTTCCAATCGGGTAAAGTCTGGGCTCCAGACACCCGGTGGGCTAGAGAACTCATCGAAAACATGGCCGCTTTCCCGAACGCACCCCATGATGATGACGTAGACAGCGCAGTACAAGCGTTGATCCGCTTCCGGCAGGGTGGTTTCCTGCGTCTACAGACAGACGAACAAGACGAAATGCGGTCTTTCAAGCGAAAAGTAGCGTTTTACTGAGGATTACAGATGGCAACGAACTTCGACCCTACGATGATTCCCCTTGACATGGGTGTCATGACCGAAGAACCGGCTCTTGAGATTGAAATTGAAGATCCTGAGAGCGTAAAAATTGGGATTGACGGGGTTGAGATTGAACTGATGCCAGAACCTGAGACTGCGGACACATTCGACGCAAATCTTGCGGAGTACATGGACGATGGAGAACTTCAATCCCTGGCGTCTGAGCTTGTTTCCCTCGTAGATGCGGACATCAACAGTCGCAAAGACTGGACAGATATGTTTGTCAAGGGCCTAGAAGTCCTTGGCATGAAGTACGAGGAACGTACTGAGCCGTGGAACGGGGCTTGCGGGGTGTATTCACCGCTTTTGACCGAGGCCGCGATCCGTTTCCAGTCGGAGATGATCACTGAGACGTTCCCGGCGCAAGGCCCGGTAAAAACGCAGATTATCGGGGCGATTGACCGGCTGAAAGAGGAGGCGGCAGAGCGGGTTCGTGACGACATGAACTACATGCTGACCGAGCGGATGATTGACTACAGGTCCGAGCATGAGCGGATGCTGTACTCCCTTGGCCTTTCTGGTGCGGCTTTCAAGAAGATCTACCCAAATCCCAGTACGGAACTGCCTGCGGCCCCGTTTGTCCCGGCTGAAGACTTGATCATGCCTTACGGGGCGTCAAACGTATATACAGCCGAACGTGTGACTCATGTCATGCGCAAAACTGAGAACGAGATCAAGAAACTACAGGTAGCAGAGTTCTACAGGGACGTAGAACTGGGTGAGCCAGTCAGGTTTTTCACTGATATTGAGAAGAAAAAAGCCGAGGAGCAAGGGTATACCCTTACCGATGATGATCGGTATCAGGTATTGGAGATCCACGTAGACTGGGACATGCCGGGGTACGAAGATGAAGTTCCTTTGCCGTATGTGGTCACGGTCGAAAGAGGAACCAACACCGTCCTATCCATCCGGCGAAACTGGAACGAAGACGACGACAAGAAACTCAAGCGACAGCACTTCGTCCAGTACACGTACATTCCTGGATTCGGGGCTTATGGTCTGGGTTATATCCACCTCATCGGAGGATACGCAAGAGCCGGAACCTCCATCATCCGACAGTTGGTGGACGCTGGAACACTGTCAAATTTGCCGGGTGGCTTGAAGTCCCGAGGGCTTCGGATCAAGGGAGACGACACGCCTATCGCTCCCGGCGAGTTCAGGGATGTGGACATTCCTTCGGGGAGTGTGCGTGACAACATCATGCCGCTTCCTTACAAGGAACCGAGCCAAGTTCTCGCAGCTTTGCTTCAGCAGATTACGGAAGATGGACGCAGACTTGCAGCTATTGCTGATCTGAAAATCAGTGATATGTCTGCCCAAGCTCCTGTTGGGACAACGCTGGCAATTTTGGAACGGCAACTCAAGACAATGAGTGCCGTCCAAGCGCGGGTTCATGCATCTCTTCGGATGGAGTTCAAACTCCTGAAGGGAATCATTCGGGACTTTCTGCCAACCTCATATCCGTACACACCAGAAGGTGGGGATCGTGCGGTTAAACAAGCAGACTACGATCTCGTAGAGGTTATTCCTGTAAGTGATCCAAACGCAGCCACGATGGCGCAGCGGATCATGCAGTATCAAGCTGCTCTTCAGTTGGCCCAAGGTGCCCCACAAATTTACGATCTGCCACAACTCCACAGACAGATGCTGGAAGTTTTGGGGATTAAGAACGCAGAGAAGTTGGTGCCTGTAGAGGACGATCAGAAGCCCCGAGATCCTGTGTCAGAGAACATGAGTTTCCTGACTGGTAAGCCTACAAAGGCGTTCATTTACCAAGATCATCAAGCGCACATCACGACTCACATGAGCATGATGCAAGACCCGATGATCATGCAAATGATGGGCCAGAACCCAATGGCGCAGCAGATGATGGGCGCAGTGATGGCTCACATCGCAGAGCACATGGCCTTTGCTTACAGGCAACAAATTGAGCAGCAGCTTGGCGTTCCAATGACAGCGCCGGATCAGGAGTTGGATGAGCAGACTGAAGTTCAGTTGTCTCGTCTGGTGGCACAAGCGGCTCAACAATTGCTTCAGAGCAACATGGGTAAAGCGCAGCAGCAGCAAGCCCAGCAACAGGCCCAAGATCCTGCATTGCAAATGGCTCAAGCTGAACTGCAGTTGAAGCAAGCCGAGATGCAGCGCAAGTCTCAAAACGATCAAATGGACTTCCAAATCGCGCAGCAAAAACTGCAGCTTGAAGCGCAACGGCTACAGCTTGAGGCCCAGAAAAATCAGGGGGAAGACCCCCGGCTAAAGGCTATGCGGGCGCAGCAGGAGTTGCAGCAGAAGGAACAAGTCCACCAACAAAAGATGAGGCAGCAGATTCAGTCCGATGCGATCAAAACTCGGCAGCAGATGATGCGTCAGCAAAAACCTCAAGCTAAGGAGTAAACATGACTACTGCGTTTGACGTAGTTATCAAAGAACTGGAAGAGCGCCGCGAAACCATCGCGCAGGCGCTTATCTCAGGTGCGGCAAAGGATTTTGCTGAGTACAAATTCATGACGGGTGAAATCCAGGGTCTTTCACGCGCTCATGCTTTCATAACCGACCTTGTGCGAAAGATGGAAAACGACGATGAGTGAACTACTCCTGAGCGACGGCCAAAACACAACCGTGTTGCCGCAAACTGATGAGGAAAAGGCCCGACAAGTGCCTGATCCGGTGACCTACCACTTGCTCTGCGTTCTGCCCAAAGCGGAAGAAGCGTACGAAAGCGGTCTGGTCAAAGCAGGGCAGACCATGCACTTTGAAGAAGTGTTGAGTCCAGTTCTGTATGTCGCCAAGATGGGGCCAGACTGCTACAAAGATCCACTGCGCTTCCCCAGTGGGCCTTCGTGCAAAGTCGGTGACTTTGTGCTGGTTCGACCCAATTCTGGTACGCGGCTAAAGATCCACGGTCAAGAGTTCCGCATCATTAATGATGATTCGGTTGAAGCTGTTGTGCAAGATCCGAGGGGGATCAAGCGTGGATAACGATGAGTACCACACCTACGGCATAACCGACGATTTTGCTTGGTACGAACTGACTGCGATGAAACATACGTTGCAGCAGTTGACGTCTCGTTTTGAAAACATGGAGCGAACTTTGAAGTCTCGTTCTGTTGATCAAGGCCAATACCTTAATTACCTTGAAGGCAAGATCCGCATGCTCAAAGCACTCGTCCCCCAAGACGCAAAGGAGTAACACATGAACGAATTTAAGTTCCCCGATGAGGTGGAAAAAGAAAAGCCCGCTGAAGAAAAGCTAGAGATTGAGATCGAAGGCGAACCCGAGATTGAGGTCGTAGACGACACACCTGAGCAGGACCGTGGGCGCAAACCCATGAAGGAAGCTCCTGCGGAGGTCACGGACGACGAATTGTCTCAGTACTCTGAGGGGGTGAAGAAGCGCATCCAGCACTTTTCCAAGGGGTATCACGAGGAGCGCCGAGCCAAGGAATCCGCGCTGCGTGAGCGGGAAGAGGCGGTGCGCCTCGCTCAGAACCTCGTGGAAGAGAACAAACGCCTACAAGGTAGTTTGGGACAAGGGCAGCAGGCTTTGCTTGAGCAAGCGAAGAAGGTTGTCCAAAACGAGTTGGATCAAGCCAAGCAAAAGTTCAAAGCCGCATATGAAGCGGGGGACTCTGATGCTTTGGTTGAGGCTCAAGAAGCAATGGCTGCTGCTAAATACAAAGCAGAGCGTGTCAATAATTTCAAGCCAGCAGTTGCACAACCACAAAATACTGTGGTACAACCCAATCCGCGACCGGAGCAAACTGTCCGAGTTGATTCCAAAGCCAAAGCGTGGCAAGACGCCAATTCTTGGTTTGGGGCCGATAAGGAAATGACTGCACTTGCTCTGGCAGTTCATCAAGACCTTGTGGAAAGCGGTGAAGACACAAACAGCGATGAGTACTACGAGAAGATCAATGCTCGTGTACGCAAGCGGTTCCCAGAAGCGTTTACCTCTGAGAAGCGTAAGTCGTCGGTTGTGGCTCCTGCCACGCGAAGCACAGCGCCTAGAAAGATCGTGCTGACGCAATCACAAGTTCAAATCGCCAAGCGGCTCGGACTGACAAATGAGCAGTACGCCCGTGCGGTAGCGGAAGAAATGAGGAAACAAAATGGCTGAACGTAATCCCCGTGAACTGGAAACCCGCGCTAAGGACGAAAGGCCCAAGCAGTGGATGGTTCCTGATGTGCTTCCCCATGTAAATGAGGAGCCTGGATATGCCATGCGCTGGATTCGTGTGAGTACCCTTGGTAACGCCGACCCGCGCAATGTTTCCATGAAACTTCAAGAGGGCTGGGAGCCCGTCAAGGCCAGTGATCACCCAGAGACGTATGTTGCGGAGACCGGCGCGGGCCGCTTCCCGGACAGCATTCAGATCGGCGGGCTCATGCTTTGCAAAACACCGAAGGAGTTCACTGAACAACGGAACGCCTTTTATCAGCGTCAAGCTGATGGGCAGATGGCGTCAGTGGACAACAACTACATGCGCGAGAGTGACCCCCGGATGCCTCTTTTCCGAGAGCGCAAGTCTGAGGTGTCGTTCGGACGCGGTGCTTAAACTTTAGGAGTCTCACATGTCCTACCCCTCGGTAGACGCCCCCTACGGGCTAAAGCCGATCAATTTGATCGGCGGGCAGGTGTTTGCAGGTTCAACCCGCACCTTGCCCATTCAGTACGGCTACGCCACGAACATCTTCTACGGTGACTATGTGGTGTTGGCTCGTGGTTTCGCTACTCGTGCATCGGTTTCGACCGGCACTGGTGTGAACCAAGTTACCGGGGTTTTCCTCGGTTGTTCGTACACCGACCCGGTGACGAAGCAGAAGCGTTTCTCGCAATACTGGCCCGCGTCTACGCTGGCTGGCGATGCGGCAGCGGTTGTTGCTGACGATCCTGACACGGTGTTCAAGGCTGTGGTTTGCTCTGCTACCACGGTGGTTGCCTCTGGCGCTCTGGCGATGGTAGGCACGAACCTGAGCATGATCGACAACACTGGCAACGTGAACACGGGCAACTCGGCAAACGCCGTGCTGGCCCCGACCGCTACGCCTGTGTCTACGATCCTGCCGCTTCGCTGTGTTGGCGTGGTAGAAGACACGGCTTTCAGCGTATCGGCCTCTGGTTCGTCGTCTGGTACGGCCATCACCCTCACGGGTTCTGGCTTGCCTGCGGCGATCCCGATTGGCACCAGCGTGGCGTATGTTGCTTCTAACGGGCAACTGATCCAAACGTCGTCCTTCGTGACGGCAGCGGCTTCGGCGAGCGCGACTTCGGTCACGCTCAACGCTGCCATCGCAGTTCCGGGCGGTGTCACCGCTATCCCCTCGGCCTCCACCATTGTGTTCACTCAGTACCCAGAAATTCTGGTGAAGTCGAACCTGCTGGTGCATGGCTATTACAGCAGCGCAACCGCCTAAGGAGTGAATCATGGCAATTTCACGTGCCCAACTACTGAAGGAACTCCTGCCTGGGCTGAACGCTCTGTTTGGCATGGAGTACAAGACCTACGGTGAAGAGCATAAGGAGATCTACGAAACGGAGACCTCCGAGCGCTCGTTTGAAGAAGAGACCAAGCTCGCTGGTTTCTCCGCCGCCCCGGTGAAGAACGAAGGTGCAGCCATCGCGTATGACAATGCGCAGGAAGCCTGGACCGCTCGTTACAACCACGAGACCATCGCTATGGGCTTTTCCATCACCGAAGAGGCGATGGAAGACAACCTGTACGACAGTCTGGCTGCTCGGTACACCAAGTCCCTCGCACGGGCTATGGCTTTCACCAAGCAAGTCAAGGCGGCGTCCATCCTGAACAACGGCTTCAACTCGGCATTCACCTACGGTGACGGCCAAGCCCTGTTCTCGACGGCTCACCCGCTGATCTCTGGCGGCACCAACAGCAACCGTCCTGCGACGGCGGCTGACCTGAACGAAACGTCCCTTGAAGCGGCTGTGATCCAGATCGCTGGTTGGACCGACGAACGTGGTCTGCTGATCGCTGCCAAGCCCCGCAAGCTGATTGTTCCTCCGCAACTCCAATTCGTCGCAACCCGACTGCTGGAGACGTCGCTGCGTGTCGGCACCACCGACAACGACATCAACGCGCTGAAGAACAACGGCTCCATCCCGGAAGGCTACACCGTCAACCACTTCTTGACCGACACCAACGCGTGGTTCCTGACCACCGATGTGCCCAACGGTCTGAAGCACTTCGTGCGCGTGCCGCTGGCAACCTCCATGGACGCCGACTTCGACACCGGGAACAACCGATACAAGGCGCGAGAGCGGTACAGTTTCGGCGTCAGCGATCCCCTGGGAATGTTTGCTTCGCCGGGCGCTTGACACCTCACGGTTTGAAAACCACAAAAGGGGCCTTGTGCCCCTTTTTCTTTTGTGCTACCCTCTTGCAAACCGAGCTTCACCACAGCCCGCCGACTGACTCGGCAGACTTCTCCTCAGAGACGACGGGCGCAGATTTGAGGATTAAGCCATGAGCTTCAACACCTTCTCCGGCCCTGTTCGCATGGGCACTCAGCGTTACGGCTCCGCGACCAACACCGGCCTGCCGGTTCTGACGCAATCAGCCAACGTCGCCTCCTCGGTGATGCTCCAGACCCCTGCGGCGCAGAATCTGTTTACGCTGCCTGCTGGGTCCAAGATCCTGCGCTTCACGGTTGAGAAGACCACTGCCATCTCTGGCGGTTCGGTTTCCGCTGTGGCCGTGACGTTCGGCAATTCATCGTCTGCCACCGCATACCAGACTTCTGCTGCTATCGGTCTGACGACTGCTCAAGCAGTTCGCGCCACGCTGGACGCTGCGCTGGTTTCCTCGGCTACCAACAACATTGGCACTTCTGATGTGGTTGTGACGGGTACGTTTACCGCTACGGGCGGTGACCCTACCGCTGGTGCTGCTGTGGTGACGATTGAGTACATCCAGCGTGCTGACAACGGCGCACAAGCTCCGACCGTGTTCCAGAACTGATGACGGGGGCTTCGGCCCCCAGTAAGGAGTCGGCATGCGTCCAGTAGTTGTAAGCGTAGGTGCAGCGGGATCATCTACGGTGGTCCCACTGGATCACTATAAGCAGCCGTTCAATGTGGGTGTGGGCGTAGTTTTGTCTGCGGGCGCTACGATGACCTACACGGTAGAGCACACTTTCAGTGATCCGTTTGACAGTGGCTTTTCTGCATCGACGGCAACGTGGTTCCCCAATACGGGCTTGAGCGCCAAGACGGCATCGTCTGATGGAAACTATGCGTATCCTGTCAGGGCGGTGCGCTTGACGATCACCGCGTATACGTCGGGTACTGCAACCATGACGCTGATTCAAGCAGGTATGCCTGGAAGGTAAACTATGACCATTAGCATTGGTGAACTGCGAAAGTTCCAAGATACGTGGGGGCCGGTCATTGCGACTATCCCTGCGGTCATCAACATGGTTGAGAAGGAAGCAGACCTTAACCGTGCTTTGGTGACGAAGCGACAAGAGTTTGAGGCGGCTGAGAAAAGCATCGCCTCTGCTTTTGAAGAAGCGGACAAGCGGCTTGAGAAAATCAATCAAGAACTTGAAGCGGTTTCCAAAGAGAAGCAGGCTTTGAGGGAAGAGATTGAAGCGTCTCGCACAAAATTTGCCGAGCAAGCAAGGCAGATTGAGGCTGACCGTGATGCTTCGCTGAGTCGCATCCAGGCGGCTATTGCAGACGCCCAAGAAAAAGCAACGCAAACCATCCAAGAGGCAGAGGCAAGTGTTGTGAAGGCACAAGCCGATGCGGCGGCTCAGAAGGCCGAGATGGAAGCGGAGATCAAAGACCTTGAGAAGCGCAAGGCTGCAGCGGAAAAGGCGTTGGATACGCTGCGTGCAAAGCTGGGGTAAACCGTGTCGGTTTCTGGAGTAGCACATCTATTCCCGGCAAACAGTTATTACCTCAACAATTTTGTTGATGGCGATCCGCTGTATGTTGGGAAAGTGACTGACTCCGGTGGGCGCTGGTTGGTTCAGAGGTTTAGCACGAGCACAGGTGTGATGGGGTGGGCTAACGTGTCCAACAATCCTAGTTACACAACGTATACATCTGCATGGGCGAACAGGTTGACGCTGACATATTCGCCGTTCCAAGAACTGAGTAATGTGTAGGAGTAGCTTATGTCCATGACCAACGCCGCCGAAGCGGCACTTCTCGACCTCCTGTTCCTGAACGTTGATTGGGCAAACATCGGGGACGCTGCTGGCTTGCAGAACTCTGCCACGGCGGGTTCGTTTTACATCTCGCTGCACAGCGCAGACCCTGGAGAGGCGGGCAACCAGAGCACCAACGAGATCAGCTACACCGGCTACGCCCGCGTGGCTGTGAACCGCACGGCAGGCGGCT